CCAACTATCTGCTTAGGAAGAGAATAACCCTAGAATCATCAGGCTTAAGACGGTAAGCGGCATATTTACTGCCACGAAAAGAGTAGTCAAAAGAAATATTACGCTTACGACAAAAACTTTTAATAGCTTCAAGTTCACTAATAAGCATCACCTCATTTCTGACTTAATAATAACACAGTCACAATACTTTGTCAAGTTTTCTGCCAAGAAAATGTTTATATTTACCTTCATGAACGCGGCAACGGTCAATCAAACGCTCAAAAGTATTGTTATCCAAGTTATGAAGCATCTTCTCAATACGGTTATTTCGAATAAACTCCATCCAGTGAGGATGCGTTTCATCAAATTTCTTATCATAATAACGAGGAGGACGCATCTTTCTGCCATTGATAACAACATAATCGTTGGCATAGCATTCTTCACCATGTTCTTCAAGCCAACGGGCACCGATGCCAGGGCGATTAGACGCGACCATAAACTCAGGAATACGACCTTTATAGTGAGATTCAGCATTTTTACCAGTCTGTTTTTTTACTATGTAGCGGGCAACATAGGCAGCAGAATCAAAGCTAAACTCACCAATAAGATGCATACCATATTTCCATATCTTGGCAAAACGAGCAGAAGTATAAGTGTTATAACCATCTGAACGGAAACGAAAAATTTTGTCATCAAAATCAATATTAAACAAAATGTAATGATAATGGGGACGAGCATGAAGTTCACCATATTCACCACAGCCAAGAAAGCGAATACCACTGCCATACTCACGGCGAAGATTTTTCATAAATGTCTGATGAAATTTCTTGCTTAAGCTTTTATTGCATGGCAAATGATAATCGTCAAAAGTGCAAGTAACGAAATAAGCAGAAGACGAAGAACGGGCTTCATGAACAGCGCGAACAGCCCACTGTCTACTATTTTCGAGACGACAACCGATACATTGTTTACAAGAACAACGAATGAAACGGCTATCACAAGCAAGCTCAGGGTGAGAGGCAAGGCTACCGTAAAAACTATAATGTTGTTTTCCATTTTTCGTAATCGCGCCCTCAACTGGGTACATAAGAATAGGATTATAACAAACCATATTAATCACCTGTACCGATTGTATCAGGATTAAGTCAGGATGTCAAATCCTAAATCCACCTCGTCCTACTCTTTTAAAATTTCTACGACGAGATCTGGAGGTACGCCGGAAAAGACGGCGAGAACCTCGTTTAGATAAGCGACGTCGCCTCATTTAGCATCCCTCCAAGAACCGAAAAAACGGCTAGTTTTTTTAGAATCATTCTTATCAGCAACTGGCTCAACAAGCGGCGCAACATCGTTTTGAAAGTCCGAAGCAACTTTTTTAGCAGTAACAGTATTCGAAGAAGCTCTACCTTTAAGAGCTTCAATTAGATCCACAACTTCCTGAATAAAGGGAACAACAACAGAAACAATAAAAGTCAGAATCATAGTAGTTTTATTAGACATAAAATTTATCTCCTTCCCAAATAGCGACCTCCGAGGAAGCCTATAACATTTTTGATGGTGGAACCAACACCACTAGCGACAGACCTAGGAGCACCTGTAAGACTTTCAATATTTTTATAGAAATCACGTTCCATACCTGACAATTCAGTTTGAATATTATCAAAAGCAGCAGCAGAATTAGCACGATTAGCAGAAGCAATGTTGTTTAAAACACCAGAGCTAAGGTAAGAACCCTGAAGACGAAGGTTTTCAAGCTCCAAATTCATCTTTTCAAGCTCATAACCAAGACGTTTTTCATAAGTCTGCTCGCGAAGATTCAAATCATTTGCAAGAATACCATTCTGAAGAACTGTACCATGAGTCGCCTGACGCACAGAATCGGCTTCTGCAACGTTTTTATCAATTTGAGAGATTGCAAGATGCTCGGCATTCTTAGCCTGCCGTTCAGCGGCACTAGCGGCTCTAGCAGAGTTCATGGTAGAACCGATATCACTCATACCTACAGAAGCAGCTGAAGCTCCAGATATAGAACCGCCTATACCATTAGTTGCAGCAAGAATAGGATTAAGACCAGCTCTGCGCATATCATCAACAGCCCACTGATAACGATGCTTATAATTTTCAACGTTCCACGCGTTAGCCTGTGCGGCATTAGCGGAATTGTAATGGTTCTGAACTGCAGATCCAAGAACAGAACCAGCAACACTACCTAATGTATTAGAGAGCCATGACATATAACCAACTCCTTCTAGAAGTGATCAACAAGGCCGGGCGTACCGAACATAGGCATAGGACGCACAGTAGTATAACGGAAGCCTATATCGAGCAAGAACTCAGGCTCACTGGGAACAGCGATAATGCGCTCAATAGGCGGATTTTCTGTAATGAATTCCTCATTAAGAGTAGGAGCATTACTGAAGAACTGCGAAAGGTGCCAAACATCAAGGTTACCACCGGTTACAGAACTACGGAATTTACCAGTGATCTGAGAAGGCTTGTAACGATATTCAGCATAACGCTCCTGATAGCCAAAAACAGTAGTATCAGCTTCAGAACCTTGAGCATAGATCTCACGAAGTTCAATGGCCTGCTCACCAAGATGCGCGAATGTAGGCCAATAGAAATCGTAAACGGTAGAACGAAGCCACATTTTATTGATACCTTGCTGATAGGTTAAGTCAGCACGAGCGCAAACGAAGCCTATAATATAGCCATGCTCAACGAAAGATTTTGTAAAACCATGGAATTTAGCAGCAGTAACACCATAAGCAGAAAGGTTACCTTGCGGAGAGGTGTCGTCGGTTGCAGAAGTCTGAGCTATTGGATTGACGTTAACCATTTTAGTGAAAGAGCCGAGGAACTCAGGACGCTGAAGACGAGCGTCAGGAGAAACCACGCCAAAGAAAGAGCGAAGCACTTCTGTATACCGGCTACCACCACGAGCAAGGCGTTCGTAGAATTTCTGCATCTGAAAAGCGGTACGAAGACTGTTAATCGTGAAAATGCTAGAAGAATCTAAATCAGCATAAGAAGATTTGGAAAGCCAAGAAGAACCAGCAACAGCTGTAGCAGTATCTACTCCTGATCCATTAATAGAATGGCCAACTATAGTAGTGGCATAACCAACACCTTGATAAGTTAAAGAACCACTACCAGTGAAGACGCCATGAACACCACCACCTTCACCAAATTCAGCAGCGCCAAGGTTGGTATTAGCTTGCTGAACAAAATATCCAGATACAGGCGAAGGATCAACAAGAGTAGCTGTACCAGCTAAGCCTACAGATACGCCAGGACCTTTTTGAGTCCAAGGAAGCGAAGAAGTAAAATAATCATGACGCTTACCACGAGGCGGGCAAGCATGACCAGACACTATGGTAGTACCTTCACTGAACAACCAAGAAGGCTGATCAGAAACGCGAGAAGAATCCAATATCTCATTAGTGTCACCTTTCTGAATCTTAACAGATTTCTGAAGGTTTTCATCTCTAAACCATTCGTTGTAAATAAGATAAACAGCGCGGAATGGAAGAGCGCTAACACCAGATATATTATTAGCCGTATTCACGGGCAGGCCGAAATAGTCCCAAAGAGAGCCTACATAATTATTATCAGAGTTAGCAACAGCAGTAACAGTAGGGATGACGTAATCAGTACTGTCATCAGGGTCTTCCTGCTCAAAACAGAAGTTCTGCCAGTGTTCCCAAACGAGGCGGTTTGGTACAAAAAAGAAAAACCAATCCAGATAAATATTATCCATGATAGGCTTAATAGGAGTAGCCAGACGAGCAAAATAATTAACAGACAGACGAGTAGTATCGCCAGGCAAAACCTCGTCAACAAATACAGGAATAAGCTTACCAGCATCAAAAGTTGTTTTATAGACATGCGATCGGTCAAATTTTGTCCTTCGCATATACATTGCAGGAGCATCGCTAAAGCGATGTCCTCGAACTCTAATTTTACGAGCCAAATTTTCACCTTCTTTGAAGTGTAAATCTAAGAATTATCCTAAAGCAAATCATTCTTAGGTTTTAGTTTATTTTTGCGTCACCTACGCCAGTTACATCAAGTAAGTAACTGGCTTCGGTGACGCCTATTTTTGTGTTTCTTCATTTTTTTGTTCTAAAGTGTTACTTTTTTCTTGTGTTTGTTCACTACTTACGGACTGTTGTGATTCATCAAAGGTATGTTTGCTACCATACAGACCTTGTTGTTGGAGATATTCGAGCGTTGCAGGATCATTCAATCGATCGATGAAATTCATGGGATCGTGATCGAATTTAGCTCGAACGTAAGCGGGTAAACTGTAGAATTCTTCACGAACTCCAGACACAAGCTCAAGAGCTGTACTGTAGTCACCGGGAAGCGTTGCATCTCCGAACTGCAGATAAGCGTATTGCGAACTATCGCCGAGGTCAAGAGTCATGATACCTTTCTGACCGTCTGCATACTTATTTACGATGTAATTGATATCAGTCTCATCTTTCTCGTCCTGAACTGTAAGAGAGGGCATGGTAAACTCAATGCCGCAATGATCATGTTCTTCTACAGGATCATAAGCTGTCTTAAACTTCATAAATTCACCTCCTTTCACAGGCGCCTAGACGCGGCGGGCGTAGCGTACAAAAAAAGGGCGATCTCTTTCGAGACCGTCCTTTTTCTGATACGCTCTTTATTAGAATATCATTCTTTATGTACAGAGTCAAGATTTTCCAAATAATCTATGGCGCGACCAACAAGTACAGGAATGCTGGATGCGTCATAATGCTCAACAGAATAACGGCCATCAGAATCGCCAATGTTACCGACATAATAAAGACTAAAGTCTTCAGGATATTTTTTAATAAGCATTTTATCATCATTCACTATACCTTGGAAAGCACGAAGAGCGAGCATATCATTGTGGTAAACCTGCGGAGGACTAAATTGTTCTGCCTTATCATCATAAATGGAATAAAGTCTCAGTGGAATCATCTCCTTTTCTAAATGCAACTAAATACCTGCGAATCATAAGATAAAGCGTAGCTGATATAACAAAATAGTCATTATCAAGACGAATAACCCTAG